AGACTCGCCATCATCATCGCCAGATTCGCCATCGTCACCAAAGAATTCGTCAATCGGATCAGGCATCGAAGCCTCCCTCATAGCCGAGACACTCAGCAAAGAGGGCGACCAGATCTGATCTGAGAAACGCCTTCGCCTCTACCGAGTAGACCGGACTTGCCACATCGAGACGTGCGAGTCGCACTGCCCGCGCCATAAGCGCGAGGTACGGACCCGAGCCATAATCAGGCTCACTGCCAGCAGCGGTCAGAGAATTCAACTCAACCTCTTCAGCAGCAATCACAGCCTCCTCAATAGACGTTAGCCCATAAGGGCTTCCAACCCCACGATATCACATCATTGCGCTGTCAACAACTTTTGGGGCGCATAACTATCCATTTCTTGTAGATTTATGCTAATCAGACCGTGTGAATCCTGACCCACGCCGCGCTCATGCCACGGTGGGGGACCAACTTCCGGTTGACACCGTGCGACCGCTGGGGACTGTGGTCCCACTCGATAGGCTTCGGCGGGGCCTTCGTGTGCTTCGCGTTCTCCGCGTAGGACGCCCAGATCGCAGCGAGCCACTTCTGGAACGAAGGGATCATGTCAGGGTGTGCGCTGAGCGAGGCATAGACAGACTTCAGGGTCGCCTGACCCGCAGCCTCCTTGGAGAAGACCTCCGGGTACTTCTCGCGGAAGACACGGCGCAACCAAGCCTCCTCCTTCGGAATAGCCTGATAGGCAGTCGTGATCATGACCCGACGATATGCAGCAGACGTGCCCTGTGTCTTCAGCCACTTCGCGAACTGGGGGTTGGCGCGCAGATACTCAGCCCTACTCGCGTCATCAGCCGTGAAGTAGTCAGCCAATTGGCCGACCATCTTCACATTGTTCCTCAGTTTCTGCTCAGGGTGCTTCGCGTAGTACCGGTCACGGAATGCCTTGGGCATCGAATTGAAGTACGCCTTGGCGCCCTCCTCATCGCCCTTCTTCAGGAGACCGACCCACTTGCCCATGGCACGAGAGTACGGACTGGACCCGGTACCGCCACCACTGCCGCCCCCGTTCTTCATCTTGGAGTCAGGGTGGTTCAGGAAGTAGCGGTACTTCACCCACTCAGGCATCTTCGCGAAGAACGCTGCACCACCAGCGTAGTCACGATGGTTGTAGTGATCGATCCAGCGGCCCATCCAGTTCCCGTACTCCTGATTGTCAAGCATCTTCTTGGCCGTCAGCCCATGCTTCTTCATGTACCGGGCCTGCGAAGTCGGGGTCATACTCACGAAGTACCGGTACGCTGCATCGAAGTGACCCTTCTCGATCAACTTCCCGTACTTCCCGATCTCCTTGATGTACGCGTCGTTGGCTGCCCACTCCTCACGCTTGCCGATGTTACGCCGAAAATACTCATCGCGAAGGAACAGGTTCGCCGGGTCCTTCAACTGCTTGACGAACGAAGCCCCGAACGCGTCAGCCTTGTCAGCCTTCTTGGCATCGGCAACAGCCTTCTTGGCGTTGGCAATCACGACCGACATACCATCACCGTACTTCTGGTCGCGCTCCATCGTCGCCCTCTTTTCAAGATCGGCATGGTCCCAGCGCCACTTGTTGAAGTCGGGGAAGATGGAGAGACGAGGCACGAGATTCTGACGGAGAGTAGGCATGCTTCCGGTCGTGGACCGAAGTTTCGCCCCCACAGGCAGGGTCGGGAAGTCGGTCGTGGGATCGAAGTACGTGACCGCCTCATCGTTCGTCAACGTGTTCATCTCCAGTTGGTTCATCTGGTACAACTGGTCAGACAGAGAGTAGTCGTTCTTCTGCCGCGCAGCCTCGATAGCGATCCCACGAGTACCAACACGGTCGAGGACATCGAACCACTCCTGCTCCGTGTCCGACCAGATCTGCTCCAGACTGGACCGGGACTTCAGGAGATCAGCACGAACCTGCGGGAACATCTTCAGGAACGCTTCCTGCGTCTTGACATACTGCGCCTGCGCCGTGATGAACTCGGCCTCCGTCTTGAAACCATCGGGTTCGGGCCTCGGGATCTGGTAGTACCGGCTGCGCAGAGCGTCCGTCTGCCACTGGGTGATCTGGGACTGGATCTTCCAGAGGTCAGACGTCATCGCAGTGTACTCGTACATCTCAGGATGGGAGCGGTAGAACGCGAACCGCTCCAGATTCGCCTGAGCCTTGGCATCCTCGTACCCCTGAGACCCGATCTGCTGCTGCCACATCCGGTGGTCATTCCTGCGCTCCATCTCACGCAAGGCGTCCAGATCCTGATAGATCTTCTGCTTGTAGACCTCGGTCTGCGAGTCAAGCCACTTGGTGGACGGAGGCGGGGGAGGCGTGTTAGTCAGGGGGAGAGAGTCGCGCGTCTCGCGCTTGTTATCCGCCCAGTAGGCAAGCAGATCCTGCCCGCTCGGGGTCTTCAGGAACCGGTCGGCGGCTGCGGGATTCGCCTTCTTCATCGCCCAGTAAGCAAGGTTCAACCCGGCCCCACGGTCCTGAATCTTGGAACCGCCGAAGAAGAGCATCTTCCCCATCAGATCGCCAAACCCTTCAAGCGTGAACTTCACGCCGCCAGCGTCAAGGTCGTTGACAAGGGGCTCAACCAGATCGGCCAGCCAGAAGGAGCCGGACAACTTGGCCTCGCCACCCCACGGGGCCTCGTAGGGAAGGATAACCTTCTTGTACCGACCAGTGGGCTGCCCGGTCACGATGTCAATGATCGGCTCCCAAGCCGTCCTGCCGCCAAGGCCGAACATGTTCAACGCGGCCATCGCAGCGTTCTGCTCATTCGCGCTGACCAGCCGGACCCAGAGGGACGTGATCTGGCCAATCGTCTTGGTCCCCTTCTGGAGATCGTAGAGCGGTTGCACACCACGAGACATGTCGGACAGGCTACCGAAGTCGAAGAACGTCCGGGGTGCCCACGGGAGTTCGATCATCCGGGCGCGGACATCGTCCAGCCACTCGTCAGGATGCTTGATCGCCCACTGCTCCCGGTTGTGCTGCTCAATGGCGTTCCCGATCTGGTTGAACCAGTTGTAAAGGAACGGGTGGGAGACCAGTTCGCCAAGGAACATCACGCGGTTCTTGACCTGATAAGAAGCGAACGGAACAATCATGTTGAAGAACCGCTCCAGAGGACCATCGCCAACGGTGGGCCACATCCGCTGGACTTCGGCACCGATGAACTTACACGCAGCGGCATCGGCCAGACCCGGGTCCTTCAGGCGGCGCAGGGCATCAGCGAAGACACGGTCATACATGTGCTGGGCAAGCCGCAACTTCGCAGCCGTCTCAACCACACCTGCAATCTCAGCGGAGATCTCATACACGCCAACCACGCCATCAAGGGTACGGGCGAGGTTGTCGGCCATCAAGGCTGGACCCTCGACAGCCTGTAGGACACGCTGAGTACCGTGGACACCACCACGACTGATCAACTGGGTCTGGTCCCCGAACCCGAAGTGCATCGGGGTCTTGGCAGCAGCCTTCTCAGAAACCACCGAAGTCCTGAACGACCGGGTCGTGAACGCAGCCCACGACTCCTTGATAACCGAGTCGATGACGTTCGACGCAGCGAACGCCGGGTTGGACATGACCATCAGACGGACCATCGTGGCGCGCTTCCGAAGCAGATCGCCAACCATGTCCTTGTCACGACGGAGCCAGAGAGGATTCTCCAGCACATCGTTCACCACGTCGGTGCAGATCCGCCAGTATTCCTCATTCGTGATCGTCTTGCCAGCCATGGCCACGTCATCGAAGTACCGACCAAGGGACTTGTTGATCATCCCTCCAAGCAGATCGACAGCCTCGGGGTCCTGCGGAAGGACGTGGTCAAGGGACTTGGCAGTCCGACCAAGGACGTACTTCTTCAGTTCCTCGCGGTGCATCAGCCAAGGCATCGCGATCAGGTTCCCCTCGGAGTCCTTCACGATGTCCCCGTACCGCTCCATCACGTACTTCCGCATGGCGGGAAGGTCGCGCATGGCGTGGATGTGAAGAGCCTCGTTACCATTCGCCAGCGCGCTGATCAGTTCATCGCGGGAAAGCAGACCAGTCTCGATCCGTGCATCGAAGTTCTCATTGTACCCGCCCCACTTACGAAGGGCAGCAGAGTAGATCGACTCAAAGTGCAGCGCATCGTAATACTTCTGCCCGGGAAGGAACAGACTCGGATTAGCCCACTCGGGAGCCCGGCCATACTCGGCAATGAAGTGGTCGTACTCCTCGGTGATGCTCCAAGACGTGCCACCAGCGTCAACCACGGCAGAGGTACGAGGCGTCCACATCCCGTTCTCAACGAAGAACTCGCGCATTCCCGCTCGGTTCTCAAAAGGCGGCGTCTGGCCCTCGACAGAGGACAGGGCCTTCGCCACGGCTTCCTTGTCCCTGATGTCGGGCACGCCAAGGTAGTGTTCAACAGCCCTCTCTAGTGTGTTCCGCTGGTAGATCGAGATCTTGCGCTTCTGGCCAAGGACGATATTCCGACTCCCGTACAGATCCTCAAACTGGCGAAGGATGTCCTCGTGGGTGTTTCCGTACGCATCCCCACGCGCCAGTTCCTCGTACTGCTTCCTAGCCTCGATCTTGGCCATCTCAGCGCGCCGACGAAGGAAGATCTTCTTGTACGTCTCGCCCCAGACCTTGTCCCACACCTTCGGCGCGGTTGTCTTGGAGTCAAGCCCCAGCCGGGCCATTTCGGCCATCGCCTCGGTGCTACTCTCACGGAGCAACTTCGCACTGGCCTTCTTGGCGACAAAACCCGAACGGAGAATGTGCGCCTCATTGTATGCGTGGAGATCAACGCCCTCACGCTTCAGAACCTCGGCCTTCGCAAGGATGACCCGGAGATCCTGCTCCAACAACTCCGCACGGGGGTCACCGGGGACATCTCCGCGCGCATGGACAGTCTGGGTCCACGTATCCGCTCGTTCGTTCCTGCCACCGGGACCATTGATCGCATCAGAGACCAGTTGGTTGATCCGCTCATACTCTTCAGCGTCGAAGTGGTCCCCACGGACCATCAAACGATCACTCATGTACTGCTTCAGACTGTACGGAACCTCGCCAGCCTTCCTACGGGAGTACCCGGAAACAAGAGACAGGCGATGATCCATCTTCTGCTTCAGCAGATCGAGCGCCTTCAGGAACTCGGGATTGTGGACAGCACTTTCGAACTCGGACTCACCAGTGATCAAGATCAAGGGCGTCACCCGACCGGCCCACGACACGGGCAGGCCGAACGTCCGCATCTGCGCCTCGGTCATCGGCTGGTCGAACAGGGCATCAAGACGCTTCCCCTGCCGCTTGTAGAGGGAAGAGACCTCACCAGTCATCTCGACAGCACCCAGCGCCGGGTCAACCTCGGCACGGTGGAGGATCGAGTGCGCCCTGCGCCCCTGCTCATTGATCACGCCACGATAGGAGACGACAAACGGGGCGATACGCTTCGGGGCAAACGACGCAGTGACCCGCGCCTCGTTGATCGAGTAGGACACGCGGGCAAAGGACCCACGTGCGGCAGTCCCAATGAACGTCCCGTGTCCCTTGCGGACATCGATGACCTTCAACGCACGGGCCAGATCACGCAGACGATCCCGAAGGGCAACACGCTCTGCGCTCCCATGCTCCGTCTTCCTGATCGCCGCCGCCGCCTTCGCCGTCTCACGCCTCAGCCAGACCTCTTCACTCTCCTGAGCGATGGTCTCGAACATTGTCGCCTCAGACTCGACACGAACATCCATCCGGCTCGGGATGACCGGCATCGGGACGGGAGACCCCCCAAGAGCCTCATTCAACTGAGCGGCAATCGCATCCTCGGCAGGGGTGGGGGGGATGACGGACGCAGGCTTCACAGCCCCACCGGATTCACGCGTCCCGCCCTTGGCATCCGTTGCCTTCAGGTTCTCGTCAACCATCTTCTGCTCGGCAGCCGCACGCTCAGGAGTCCCCGCAGGTGTGGCATTCGCCGCATCGTTGGCTGCCTGAATCGGGTTGACCTCGACCTTCGGAGCAACCTCGTCACGCATGGCCGCAGCGCGGTCATCGTACTTCTTGGTCACGTCCGCAATCTCAGCAACAAGAGCGTCAATCTGCGTCCGAGTGATGTTGGCCTCTTCCGGCGTCAAGGGGCGCTTCGGAAGATCCTTGGACTCAGCCTTGATCTTGCCCTCGGTTGCAGGGAACGCGATCTCAGACGTCTTACCGGCACCACCACCAACAGGTGCATCAACGATATCAGTCGCCAACTGCTTCTCGATATCGGCAATCTCGGCATCGTTCTTATGCTTCAAAAGCAACCCCGTCTGAGTCACGGCGCTGCGAGCGTCATACTCGGTTTGACCCATGCGCCGAAGCGCATCAATAGCCAACTCCTCATCGTGTGCCTTTTGCTTCTTCAATTCAGTCAGACGGCGATTGAGAACTTCCTGCAACCGCTTGTTCCGCTGAATAGATCTCTGCTGCGGGACAGGGGGAAGAGAAAGATCGTCAACCCCATCTTTCAACTGAACACGGAGATCCCTGATCTTCTCAACTGTCTTCTCTCGGAAGACACGAAGATCAGCCGTCTGCTTGACGATCTGCGCCTCAACCTCACGCTGGGCCTCGGTCTGCTCAGCAACAGCAGCAGCGTGGCTCCGCTGCCCCTCAGTGGTCAGGCGCGTAGCAGCAGCAGCGGCCTCATCACGATCACGGTTCGTCACCGCCGTCGTGATCCTGTCCAACTGGGCAAGAGACTCAGGAGACCCCTCCTCGTGCAAGGCCGCAATCATCGCATCTTTCTGCCGGGCAGCACGGGCGAGTTGCTTCTTCGTCAAGGCATGAGCCTCATACAACCCCTGATCCCGCATGTACTGGCCAAGACGGGACGCAAGCAGAGTCTCGCCCTGCGCGGACGCAAGACTATTCAGCAACTTCTTCCCGTCACGCAACTTCAGGACATCGGCCACGATTCCCCTCATCGCCTGCTCGCCCTCATAGGACAGACCGGAGACCGCGTGGGTCGTCCGAACAAGGCCATGGAGAATCCCCATCAGGTGACTCGTCGCAGCACGCTCGGCCTCGTACTGCTTCAGGAGCGACCGAAGCGGCTCCGACCGCCCCTCGACAAACGCACGCCGCTCTACCGGATCAGACAACACGTTCAACCGCATGAGCGCAGGACCCATATCAGGATACACGCGGCGCTTGGCGGCAAGAGGAATACCGTCACTCGTAATGGCCCGGGCCGTCCGGGCGATCTGAGTACGGGAAGCGTGCTGGGTGACAAGCATCCCACCACCCTCGATCCGCGAGACACCATCGACCACTTCCTTCATCTGCGCAAGATCGGGGTTCGGAATCGAGACCCGCTCGCGAACAACCTTCCCGTTGATCTTGACGGACTTGCCATTGATCTTCTTGATGCGGGTCACAAGAAGAACATCAGGAACAACCACGACAGGAACATCACCAGCCTCGGGGAACTCACCACGCTTAGCAAGACGAGAACCGGGAAGATCGCGGATCGTGTCAGAAGCCCACGGAGACGCAGTAAGCCGTGCTGCGAGGTCAGACCGCTGGGTCGTCAGGACTTCGATCTGGGCGCTCGCCCGTTCACGCGCCTGAAGAAGCGTCTCCTCGGTGTAGTTCGCGGCAGTGCTGTCACCACGGGAATCATTCGCCCGCGTCCAGTCCATGAGAGCCGCGTCATCCTCTTCGCCACGCTCAATGGCCAACTTGGACTCATCTTCCAGACGCTTCGCAAGTTCCGTCAACTTGCTCAGGGCAAGATGGGCTTCAGCCTGATCCACAGTAGGAGCGATACCCGCAGCAACCCAGAAGTCCTGCACGACGGCACCAACCTCACCAGCCACACGGGCACGCTCGGCTTCAAGGACTTCGACCATCGTCTTGTTGATATTGGCATACCGCTGGGACTCAAAGATCGAACCAACAACCTCGCGACCAAGGACACCATACCCGGCACGATCCATATGGTTGATGTATCGAAGGGCAAACTCCTGCCACTGCTGACCCTTCTGGACGGAAGAACGCTGAAGGGCGAACAGGAGCGAGAGCGTGTGAAGCCCCGGATTGTCATGGGTGACAGCACCAGTCCAGTATGCCTTGAAGAACCGATCCCGAAGGAACGTATCGTACTCAGGAGACATGCCGGTGCGGATGTTCTTATACGCATCAGACCCCATCATGGCTTCAAACTTGACCAGAGCAGAGTCATACGCACGGCGCTCAAACCCCTTCGGAAGCGTCTTCCTCCGGGGGTTCTTCAGGAACCACGCGTTCTTGATCTGCTCAACCTGATCGAAAGCGAACTCCCGGCGAATCTTCTCAAACTCATTGAGCATCTCGGGATGATTCCCAAGACTCGTGCGAACCATGTAGATACTCAGATCATGCTCACGAAGAGCAAACATCTGGCGTCGGGACAACTCACCGTACCGCTCAGCGATGTAGTCAAGAACCTGCGTGGCCGCGCGAATCGACGTACCGGGGTCCTCAAAACGACCAGAACCGATCTCCAGAATCCTAGAGAGGGCATGGTAGTCGTTCCACTGATACGGAGCGGGGGCGAACAGGCGGGACTTCGTCTTCGGGATCTGGTCAAGAAGGTTCGAATAACCAAACCGGGTCGGCGTCTCGCGGGCAAACGGTCCATACGGGATCATAGCAAGCGCCATGTTGGGATGGAGCCCGCCAGTGAGAATTGCCGAATTCATGAACCCAGCCTCAACTACCTCAAAGTCGAGGTTGGGGGTGTTCATCCACGGAAGCATGGCGCGCTTCTCCATCACCTGCCACATGTGCAGGTAAGGATTCATCATCTGCTGGTCCTTCTTCAGCAAGCGGCGCACCATCACGCCATACGCCTTCAACTTCGTCATATCGCCATCGAGAAGCGTCATCGAGAAGAGGTTGAACAGCGCCTGACCATTCTCCCTGAACTCCTTGGGACCGGAGACACCCTGAAGCCAGAGATGCGTGAAGTATCGCTCCAGCCGACGAGGCTCCATGGAACGGCGAAGGGTCGTGTCGAATGACCCAAGGGCATCGCCAGCGGCGCGCTGCTCAGGACTAGACCCCAGAAGCGTGAACGTCGCGTAGTAGTCGTCAAACGCCTTCTGGTTCAACGTGCCATCAGGATTGAGAAGATCCTGCGTCATCACGTGGCCGAACTCTAGGAGCGTGTCCCCGGGCTCATACCCACGAGTCACATCCAGAGTACCCATCCCACGGTGAAGATCGGCGTCAAGAGTCTCTTCGGCCCGCTTCAGGATGACGGGGGTCAGATGCTTGTCAATCCAATCGTCCAACTGCTTCCGCGTAATCTTGCCGTCGATGAAGCGCTTCTGCTGGGTAGAAAACTCCCACTTCAGGGATTCCAGCGCGCGGAAGTCATTCCTGACCGCAATACCTTCAGCGGGAGTCCGGGCACCACCGAGACGCTCAACCGTAGCCTGATCAGGAATGAACTGGTGGGTGGACTTCGGGCCATTCGGGATCTCATACCCACTCCCGTAGAACACCCCATCTTCGCCAACGCCGCCCTTGCCAAGGGCATCGCTCCACCCCTGTTCACGTTCAACGCCTTTGAGGGGAGACATCGCGCCCTGCTGCTCAGCGCGAACACGGGCAAACGAACGAGACGCCTCCTCGCGGATCGCACGACGAGCCGAATCGCGAACACCAGCATTCGGACGCATATCCCGTTCGAGATTCGCCAGTTCGGCCTTCAGGTGCGCAATCTCCTTGGGGTTCAGATAGTGAAGACCACCAGAACCAGCCATGCCGGGGGCAAGCGTAGAGGGATCAGAAACCCACCCACGCGCAAGAACATCCTTGATCTGCTCCATCCGGCCAGCCTTGGCCGCGTTGGGCATGTGCGTGGCGTTCAGGTCGGCAGCAAGTCGCTTTCCGCGCGGAGTCGCAAAGAACTCCGTCCCCTTGCCAAGGGCAAACTCAAACTCCTCAGACCCGCGACCAACCTCGACGGGATAAATCTCGACCGAAGAGTGTCGTCCGAACACCTTGTAGACACGACCAAGGAGCGTGTGAGAGGACTCCGGGTTGGGAGGAATAACAGCCGCAGCAGACCGGGGCAGATTCGCTTCCTTGACAGCCGTCTCACCAAACGAACTATAGACAATCGGAGACCCATCCGCCGCAACGGGGGCTGGATTGTGAAGCGCCGCAGCACGCGCCAGAGCGTCGGAGTCTTGAATCGCCTCGACCGTCCTCTCGTGGACGACCGGGACTTCCTTGGCCTTCTCCATCACCACGTTCGCGGCCTCAACCCGGGCAGCAGCCTCCTCTTCCTTCTTCAGGCGAACCGCAGCACGCTCAGCACGAGCCTTCGCGTTCTTCCGTTCACGCTTGGCCTCGGCCTTCGCAATCTTCTCGTCTTCGGCTTCGACCAAGATCCTCGCCCGCTCGGCCTCGTCAACAGCGGTCTTGGCCTCCTCGACCTTCTTGGCCGCAGCAGCGATCTCCTCGGTCCGGTCAGGGACCTCGACGCCCTCCTTGGCAGCAGCAGCCTCGGCCTTCTGGAGATCGATAGCCGCCTTATGCTCAGCCTCGCGCTCAGCCATCAACTTCTCATAGGAAGTCATATGCTGGTCACGAGACAGTTTCTCGCGAAGAGCATTGTGCGCGTCAACAGCCTTCATCCTGAAGTCGGCAAGAGCCTTGTCGGCCTCGTACTTGGCGAGGATCTTCTCCTGCTCGGCAGCAAAGCCGGGGAACTCCGTCTTTGTCCTCTTGAACATCGCAGCCATGGCCTCTTCGGTCATGGTCATGGCGTTCCTGCCCGAAGCCGTATTCGGGTTGATCCCCGACTCACGCAGGAACTTCGCAATCGCCTCTTCCTGCTTGTCGGGCTCGATCTTCAGGAGCGCACCAAGGAACGCCTCGCGAATCAGGGCAGGATCGACACCCTCGGCCAACTTGGATGCAGCCTCGCCAACGACCTTCTCCCATCGCAGTTCGGGCTCCGTGACCCGCTGGAAGGACGAAAGACCCTTCCACGCCTTGGACAACAGGTTCATATCCTTGGACTGACTCATGATCGAATCGGCATACTTCAGACGGGCAAGCCACGTTGTGGCCTTCAGGGGGATGGCATTCGTCGGATCAAGGATCATGGAGTACGCAAGGTTGAGGGCAATCGAGTCAGGGGTCGCAACAGCCTGCCCGTACTGGTTCAGGGCCTCAAAGACCATCATCGGATCACCACGACCGTCATTTGCCCAGATACCCTTCTCGTAGAACTTCTGGGCGAACGAGGCAGCCTCAGTCTGGATGCGCTTAGCCTCATCGGGCGTACGACCAGTCGTGATGCCAAAACCACCCGGATACTGCTTGTTGGCATCGCCCCACGCCTGTCCTTGGGGAGTCGTGAAGAACTGACGCCCAACCTCGTAGACGGCCTCTTCAAGGGCATCCTTGGTCATGCGGTTCGTGATCTCATCGGCAGTCATGTTTCCAAGGCCCTGATACGCCTCCAGACGCGAGACATACCAACCACCCTTCTTGTCTCTCAGCAACTGAGACTGGGTCTCAATAACCTGCTCCTGCTGCTTAGACGGAAGATCGCGGAACTGGATCGTCCCACCGGACATGAGCAACTCAGCAGGCTGGCCCGCAATAGCAGACGCGACAACCTTCCCGCTCGTGCCGAAGATGCCGGGTCCGGCCCCAATCATGTTAGCGAGACCCTGAATCGGAGGAATCGCCCCGGGGACCTTTTCAAGAAGGTTCGGCGCATCAACACCCATCTTCCGGTAGAAACTCTGGTACGCCTGCTCGCGAGCGGCAAGGTACTTCGCGCGGACAGGATCGGTCGAGATAGCGCCGTACTGCATCCCAGACATGTTCTCACGGTCAAACCCACCGGTCGGAGAGACAAACCCGGTCTGCTGGTTGAAAAGCCGCCCATACTTGGCATCCCAGAGGGACATCGCGGCATCCACGATCCTCTGCTGATCGGGGCGACTGTTGACGCCCGTCACACCGGACATCTTCTGTGCCTGATCGAAGAACGACTGCATCTCGGCACTATCGACATTCGCCGCACTATTGGCAATCTGCGAGATCACGCCAATCGGGGCACCGGCAATCGAGATCATCTGCTTCTGCGTCGAGAGAAGGAACTGCTGCTGCTGCTTGGCGATGTACTTCTGACGCTGGAAATCGACTTCCTCGTCAGGAGTCCGCTTGTGGACGAACCCATTCCTGATCTCGATCCCGGTCTGAGTGGCGGGGATCGTGTCGCGGACGGAGTCATACATGTACCGCTCGCCCGTCTGCCAGTTGACGATGGCAGATCGGGCCTCGTCGGTCTCCTTGTTCTTCTGAAGGAACGAAACATTCTGCTTGTAGGCCGTATTCCCCTGATTCCAGAGATACGCTCGCTGGGCAAGCGCAATAGCATCGAACGTCTTCTGAGTCTTCGACGCAGACCCATCAGACCCCTGAAGGGCTGGAGTACCCGCAACACGGTTCCATTCGGCCATCATCGCTCGATATTCAGGATCAGCGAAGAACGCGTTCCACGCATCCACCTGTTCCTTCGTCTCAGCCCGGTATTTCCCGTCCTTGCCCTTCAACTTGCCGAATTGCTTGATGAACCGCTTGTCAGCGGCCTCGACATCACTCCGAAGGGCATCCGCACGCTTCGAATACTGCTCCTGAAGATCGATCAGGTATTGGGAGTCCACGGACGTAGGAACGTCACCAGCGGCCTCCTGACGGGCACGCGCCTCTGCGATCAACCGTTCAAGCGTACTAAGGTCCGAAGACACATCTTTGGACTTCTTCTTGGGATCGTACTTGCGATGCTTGACCGCCTCCAAGGTCGCACGGTCCGCACCGGCCTGATGGATCTTGGAGATCAGGGAAACCACGTCAGGACTCGTCCCAAACTTCTTCGCCGGTTCAGGACGCCCGTCGAGGATCGCCATCTGCTGGGCCTGACGCTTGCGGAGCAGATCCCACAGCGCCTTGTTGGTCCTCGCCTTCGCGGAATCGGCCAACGCCTTCTGGGCCTGCTCCTTCGCAGAAGCCTCCAGCCGCGCCTTCTGGGCAGGGGTCAGCCCCGCAGGAGTCTGCGGAGGCTGGACAAGCGGAGGCCGATACGTGGACTTTGTGGAAGCGGCTGTGGGAGCAGCAGGATCTTCAACCCAGCGCTGCTTCTTGACCGTCTTCCCGGTATCCCCGTCGATGGCGAGATAGGTCTGCCAGTGTCCGGCCACGCTTACACCTGATTCTGGGCGAGCATAGTCTGGTCAGGATTGCCAGCAGCAGCGAGAGAATCGGTGAACGCCTGCTGACCGCCCGGAGGCATGTCCCCCGGAGCGGCGCCGCCGCCCGGAGGAGGAAGCATCTGGCCCTGCATGGCACCCATCGCATCCGTCGCGGCCTTCAAGCGATCAGGATGGAACCTCGGGTCCTCCAGTTGCTGACCGATACGGTCGCTCTCGGCCTCGACATCCTCAAACCCCATCGACTCCAGATAGGTGTAGAGGCTGATCGCCGGGAACGGCTGCGCCTGCAACTGCTGAAGGAGGTTCTGGACGTAGACCGGGTCGTCGGTCCTGATGGCACTCGGCCACTTGATCCGGTTCTTGTACCAGCCACCGATGTCCTTGCCAAGCATCGTGACATCGAACAACTTCTGGGACCCACTGGGGGCCTGATACCGACCACGGAAGGAGATCTCGTCGCCCTTCATGAAGTCTTCCCAGAGCATGAGGATGAATTCGTTCAACTTCGCAAGCCCCGCACCCCAGACGGACTCATGGGCCTCATTGCTCTGGAGGGTCGGATTCAGGCTCAGGTTCGTCTGAATCCCGCTCTGGTTGGCCACAGTCTGCCCAAAGGCCGACCGGGGCTTCCCAGCGAGGTCAAACATGGTGTCGAGAACGAGCGTGATCTGCTCATCGATAGCCGGGACCGTTCCCTGCCAGTTGAGGAGCCCGATGTTCCCGTCACGCCGGATCGGGATAACAGCACCCTGTGCAGCGACAGCACGCCGGATCTCCTCTGGACTCTGCCCGGAGGCGAAGTCGAGGATCGTGGGGTTGGCGTAGCGCGCGATGATGTCGGCTTTCTGGCTGACCAACTGGTCAAGGTACTGGTTCAGTTCGATCAACTGGTTGATCAGGTTCAGGGGCTCAGCGAGACCCGACTGGGGGAAACACGGGAACTCGATGAACGGCAGGGCCTTGAACGGGTAATGGAGCGAATTGTTGATCACGGCCTCGCCCATGACACGCGTGTGGCCACCATCCACGTCGAACACGTCGATGACCGTGGTCTGCCCCTTGGCGGTCGCACGGTAGGTGTCATCGTTCACAGTGAGGCTGTAATCCATCTCACTGTCTTCCTTGATGTCATCCGCTTGGTCGGGGTAGTCCTTCCGAAGCCGATCCGTGGCCCGACGCGAGATATAGACGCAGCGCCACATCTCCTCACCATCGAACTCGGGAAAGAAGTTGTCGGGCGTCACATTCTTGAACCGGACCAGTTTCTTCGCGGGGTCCCACCAGACGTAGATCAGACCGCGCCGAAGGACGAAGGAATCGAACGCGGTCTCAAACAGGACCCGCGCAACGTCGTTCGCCTGCCACGTCCCATAGAGAACGGCCTCCAGTTGCTCGGCATGGCGCCGAGAGGCCAGATCAACCCCAGCGGGCATCACTTGGATCGCGGGCACGCGTCCGACGAGAGACTGGACCGACTTGTCAACAAACGGCTTCAGGTAGTTCAGCGTGAGCGAATACCGGTTTGCCGGCTCTGGGTTCGTGCCATCATCCCAATGAGTCCCGTTATACCTGCTCCTAGAGAGATCGTATTCGGCGTTCCTCGCCTGCCACTGGGTTCGGAGAGATCGATAGAGATCGACCACTTCTTTCCTATCCATCGAAGCCATCAATACCCTCCAAGGATCTCGCCGCTGACGCCCACAGGGATGCGGACCATATCCACCCGTTCCAGAGTAGCACGCCGAGAACTCTGTGTCTCCTGTTCTGCGGACCAGTACATTCCACCGATGAGCGGGGCCGAGACCCCCTCCATCTCCCGGGCAAGGTCCACGACCAGCGCAAGGGCCATAACCGAGTCGGTGAACGGGATGTTCTTATCATCAATGCTATAGATACCCATCTCATCCATCAACTGCGAAATGCAGGGCAATCTGATCAATCCCCAGTTGCCGTCGCCGGGTTCCTCCAGAATCGGGTGATGCTGGACCGATCCGTTGTCATCGACACTATCCGCAACGCCGATGACCTTCCGCCCCTCATCCAAGGCACTCTGGAGCCCATTGATGATGTCCAACTTGGATGCACGGGTGGATGTCTTGAATGCGTCCACCTTGATGCCCCGCTTGGTCATCTCCTCCTCGATCACGTCGCCAGCAGGTCCCGTGGCATCGATCCGGGCGAATCGCATGTGGTATTCCTTAGTCACGCGATCAATCGTCGCGTAGATCTCCTCCCACGCGACCTTGTTCAGCCGCGTGAAGGAGACGACCTTCCAAGGCTTGGTCGTGACGTCCAGCACGATCCCAACCGTAAAGTCCGTCTGTCTACCGAGATCGAACGCCGCCCAGTAGCGGTGTCCGGGGATATACCCCTCGTAATGCTCCAGATGGGGGTCGAACGCGTTATCCCGCTGGTCACGGGTAAAGGCGAGCCCGCTGAAGTCAACGAACTCGCCTTCCAGCACCTGTTTTCTGATTTTCGGGTCAGCGGAGGCGAGGAGTCGGTCGCGCATCTCGATATCCTCTCGCGGGAGGTACGGATTGTCATAGATGCTGCCACGTTGACTATAGTACCCGGGAGTGCCTCGTTGCCCTCGCTCATAGTAGAAATAGAGGTCGTTGTAGCCTTTAGGCGTGCCGATGAGGTCAATCTCGCCTCCTCCAGCCAGTCGCATGACGATGACGTTGGTCATCAGGCTCTTCAGGTTCGGAATCCACCCTGCCTCATCGATGGACAGATACCGGTAAGCGTGTCCGTCGATGTACTTCCCGTCATCATGCGCTGAGCGGCAATGAAAGACCGCCCCGTTCGCGAAGATGATGTGAGGAAACGGCGTAGATCGCATGGCCTTGACCAGAACGCGAAGTGGAGAGTCTTTGAGGAGTTTCTTTGCTTCCTTGAAGACAATCGCCGCTTGGTCTGCCGACATTGCGACCGAGATTGTTTCATACTCCGCTGCCTTCCATTCTGCCTTGGTCTTGGCCTTCAGACCATGCTTCGAGATACAAGCCCAGATGTGTTTTTCCGCGATAATGGTACTTTTGCCCCACCGGTTGCCGGGGACGAGCGTATTGATCGGCTGAACCGACATTCGTAGCCAAGTCTGCTGCCCGGGATGGGGCTTTTTAGGCAAAAAGGTTTGGGCGAAAAAGATAGGGTCCTTCATCGCTCGCGCCCAGATCGCACGCCCCGCGGGAGTCAAGAAACCCCACCATCCTCGTCCTCAACGTCGGGAACGGGAACCGAAGCCCCATCCACCGCTTCAGGATTCTCGTCTCCCATCCCCGCGCTCGCCAAAGTGTCAAGTAGTTCATCAAACGGATTCCCCTGTGTCAGTCTAAACCACATGTCCATCGCTTTCATCGTGTCGCTGATCGTGGGCTTCCAGTTCTTCCTGTTCTGGAACCCCTTCGCAATGATCGCCTCTAGAATCTCGATATTGCTCGCCTTCGGCCCGGTCGGAACCTCCTCCTCCTCGGGGAAGTCCTCGATGATGTGCTTGGAATGCCGAGAGAGCGTGGCGATGTTGGTCGTGATCCCCTGCTGGGCAGCAGCCTCAACGACAACCCGGAGAGACCGCCCCTGCGCAAGCAAGCCGGAGACCCGGTCGCTATTCGGCGTACCGGGTCTGAACGAGCATTGATCGTGGCATTCAAGATGCCAGTATGCCTTGATCCTAGCCAACGGGCTCCTCACTTCCCGGGATGGGCCTCCCGACCGCACGGCAACAGTCCGCGCATCGGGGGTTCCCGTTCCCGTCAACCGAGAAGAGCCCGGTCTTCCTCGTCTTGCACGTGTAGCACATCTGGGGTTTCTCGGTGAGGTTGGTCGTGGTCGTCCCCTCACGCTGAACCAGAAGCGGCATCAGGGCTTGGTCTTCTTGGCCTGCTTCAGCAGGTCATTCACGCGGGGGTTGGACTTGATCGGCTTGAACGTCTGGGAGGCGGGCTTGACCCTCTTCGCCGGGAGCGTGAGCCGCACGAGTTCCTGATGGACAGGCTGCGACACCTTGGGACGGGACTTCGGAGGCGTCTTCCGGGCAACCCCACCGTCCGCAAGATTCCTACTGTACGTTGCCATCAGACACACCCTCCACAGAGACGAGCAACGACCGACTTGGTCTTCTCGTCAACCTCGACCGAGACCTCACTTTCAGGATACGCCGCACCGCATCCATCACACAAGACCGTCTTCCCCTTGGGCCGTTCGGCCTTCACCGGCTTCTCGTACTTGTCGCGACTCGTCTTAGACATCTTCATCAACCCCCGGATAAAGTTGCACCACGTCTACTCCCCAGACACGAACCCGGGTAGGACCACCAAGCATGGGACGGTACTCGACATAACGCGACCCCACCACCTGAAGAAGATCATACATCTGGCGGCGCGACACGTGGTACCGCAGATCCTGCAACCGCTCACCACGAAGCATCCTGTCATTGGCCCAGAACTGGATGTTCCTGATAAGGAGGGCCGCTTCAGTGGGGACGGACGGGGGCGTCTCATCAAGGCGGGGCCGCCGCATCGCCCGCTCGACACGGTAGAGGTCATCGACAGTGAAGGTGTCAGAGGAGCGGCGGAAGATCGGGGCGGTGGCGAACATGGCGTCATCCCGCTTCACCTTGATGCTGTGGAGGTTCATGACAGGTCGGTCCACGCTCCACGGGCACTCGGGCACTCGACCAAGGGCGAAATCAGCGCCTTGGGCCTGTTTCCAGCCGCACGAGCGGCCATTTCGGCCTCCGTGGCCTTGTAGAGGTCTTCCCGAAGCGCCAGAGCGGCCTTTGCAGTGGTCTCAGACCGGTGAATCCGGTAAAAGGCGCCTCTCCAGTCCCTCCCGCGCTCCAGAAGGCCCATTTTGGCCCCAAGGACGTCCTCAAACGTGTCGCAGAGGTCGCTGATCACCTTTCCGACCGTCACAGAGTCCCAGACCATCCTATAGGGCCGTGACTGGAGGTACTCGACCAGTTTGTGAGCCCTCAACTCGATGTCGGCATCGATGTTCATCAGCGCATCGAGGACGAAGAGGTACGTCATCGGGTCGTAGCACCCGTTGGGGGTCGCGTACACCCAGTGGGAACTCGCCTCCCAGCGAAGAGCCTGCCGGGTGCCAACGGTATCGGGCGCCTCGTCCTGCATCCAGCGGACCCCAGCGGGTAGAATGTCCTCGACCCCACTGAAGGGCCTGCGCGGTCGTGCCATGGTGGTCATCTCCTGTCGTCGGGGTGGTTCCTCGACCTCTAGGAGGACTATATCACACTTCTGGAGACGGCGCTCTAATATCACACAACGTCTTGTAGTGATGATAGATGGCTCTCAACAACCGAGTTCTACAAACGGGTCGGCACGCACGGCCTCTGCACGAAGTTAGGGTGTCATCTTCTGAAAGTCCGTCCGAACACATCGGTAATGGGCTGGGGGTGTATCCAGAAACTCGGTTGTTGAGAGCTAACTATCTTCATTCCCGACAGCATTCGCCTATCATTCTTCTTCTTTTCTATAGATAAGATGATAGATAGATAAGGTATTCCCTGTGTGGAAGAGCCCTAAAAAAAAAGTGACGTGTTCGGACGACTTTTGAGATTCGAACACCCAAACTATCACTTTATGAGAAGCGTGCAGATGCTGTGCAGGTTTCACACCACTGACCTGTGAGGCTATCCCACCCATTCTAGGGGGCCACACGGCCCTTTTTTTCATGCCTATCCCACACAAAGTCAGGAACACCCTCCCCTGCCCATCGTGCGACACCGGTTCGGGGCGTGTTACGGGTTACATGTGGCACAAATAGGAGGTACCCACCACTCCACACGCTCTACACTGCGACCACCCCCGCCCCACTACGCACAACCCCACCACGTGGCCTCACGCCCACCCCCCCCGGGGGGACGTGGGACTGCGTCCCACCTCACTCACGTGAGTTGACCTGATCCTCACGAATCAGGTCAAACGGGCAAAGAGAGCGTATCGACGCTCTCTCTGCACTCTCTTCTCTCTTGCACGCCCTCACGGGGAAGACGGGGTGTTGATGCTTCGCACCGTCTGGAGGGTGAGAAGGGTTGCATCTAGCGCCCTCACGCTAAAGTAGGAGTAGATCGCAATGACCGCCACCGCTACCGCGCGCATCAACGTCGTCAACCACATGTTCGTCGCGACCGACACCAACCGCTGCGGCGCCAAGGGCTGCTACGCGGGCATCAAGCACCACGCCGACTACGTGACCGCCGTCTACAACACGGTCTACGCCGCCGCCGTCACCGGCCTGCCCGGCGCCGTCTCCGTCGGCAAGTTGGTCGCGTGCCACGCCTTCGCCGCCAAGCGGGTTGCCGAGATGTTCAACGTCCGCTAAGGGCGCCAGCCGCTAGTCGCCCTTCGGGGCTTCTAGCGGCATGGGCCAACCTAGGCCAAGGCTAAAGGAGACCGACGTGTCCAACACCGTCCACACCTGTGAAGGCATCGGCTGCTTCGCGACGATCCGTCGCGGGAACCAGTCCTTCTTCGCTGGCAAGTGGCGCTGGCTCTGCGCCGTCTGCCGGTACTCACCGTCCACCAAGGTCTGCCGCTAGGCGGACACCAAGCCTAGGCGCCTTCGGGCGTCCTAGGCGCATGGGCCAACCTAGGCCGCGTCTAAAGGACAAGGAGAACTACAGTGGCTACCGCGTTCGCATACATCCCCGCCACGTCTGACGGCTGCACGGTCCTCGCCCCCATGGCCGACCCGGAGAACATGACCCAGTTCTGGGCCGAGAACAACGATTGGCACCCGTGCAGCGCGTGCGGCCCCGACTCCAGCCACGAGGACATCAACTGCGCCGCCCAGTCCTACGACGAGATGCCTGACGGCTACGGCGGGTTCGGAGCCGAGCATTGCGCCAACTGCGGCGAGTTGGCGTTCAACTGCGCAGGGGCCTGCGAGACGGTCGAGCCCGAGTTCGTGCCGCTCGCCATCCACCACTGCGAAGCCTGCGGCGACACGTACAACTCGTGGATGTCCTGCCTCTGCGCCCTTGCGTTCTAACACTCATCCCACTGCGTCCCAGCAGGAGAATAACGTGATCGGTGATCCCCACGTCCCTACTATCGCCGTCCCCAAGATGTATGCCAACGAAGAAGACCGCTGCGACCTGCGCTGCCTCGCCACGCAGCATGGCCGCATGACTGGCAACGACCTCGTTGCTGTCCTCCTCCACATGGCTGCTGACCCTCACTGCGCCCACTGCGCTAACATCGACCACAGCGTCGAGGCCGTCTACTCGTACATCGCCCAACTCGTCACCATCGCACGCACGTCAGGCCCCCGCGCCTAACACCATGCGCCTAATGCTGCCTTCGGGCGCCCTAGGCGCATGGGCCAACCTAGGCCACGCGACTAAAGGAGAACATCGTGTTCGTGAACAGTGACGGTGAGCGGTTCACCAGCGGCATCCGGCACGTGCCGCTCAGCATCACGTGCAGCGGTTGCGGGCAGCCGAACACGCGCATCACGACCGGCTGGGCGCTGACCCCGCTGACCAGCGACCTCGACAACGACGTGCGCCACCAGTTCGGCGGTGATGTCATCACCTGCCGCAACTGCGACGCGCCCTCTGCGCCCGAACGCCCGTCCGGGTCGGTAGATGAGGACTGGAACAGCGTGGCCGATCTGGACACCTTCCTCGACAAGGAGTGCCCGGCCTGCCACTTCCTCAACCGGGATTGTCTCTGCGACTTCCCGTTCTAATCCCCCCACTGCGTCCCAGCAGGAGAGACCATGCACACCATCGCGTTCACCGGGCACCGTCCCAAGGACATCCCCGGCATCGGGTTCATCGAGTTTGCGGCTGCACTCGATGCGCTGGTCAAGGGCCGCACCGATCTCCACTTCGTCGTGGGCGGCGCGCTTGGCACCGATTCGTGGGCCGCGACCTACGCGCTCACGCGCAACATCCCGTACACGCTCGTCACGCCCTTCGACTTGGACGTGATGACCCGGTTCTGGACCGACGCAGCCAAGAAGTCGCTGCGCACGCAGCGCAACGCGGCTGAAGCGCACATCGTGATCAACCCGGGCGCATACGACGTTCGCGCCTACCAGACAAGGAACGAGGCCATGGTCGATCAGGCCGATGTCGTCTTCGCCGTCTACAACGGCAAGCGCGGCGGCGGCACCTACAACTGCATCCGCTACGCCCTGAAGGCGGGCAAGCCCGTCTACAATCTCTTCCCGCTCAACGGGCGGATGCGTCAGATCGCCGCTCTCGCCTAATCCCATCCCACCCCACTGCGTCCCAGCAGGAGAATGTCGTGAACCTCAACGAAATCGAGATCACACCGGCCACACGCACCATCTGGGAAAACGAGTACATCCAGATCATCGCTGACAACGATGAGCCGTGGCGCTGTTACGTCTACACCGATCCCGACCGCACAGGCAAGTTCGACTCGTGGGCGGGCAACCCGCGCCTGTCCGAGATGGCCGACATGGCCATGGCGATCCTAGCCGAGCATCTCGCCCAGTAGCCCCATCCCTCTGCGTCCCAGCAGGAGAGACCATACACACCCTCGCAAAGGAGGCACGTCGCTAACCTGCCGAGGAATTGGGGGGATAACCGCCTCAATCAAGCAAGGAGATCGAGTGAACGCCATCAACATCCTGCCGGGCTTCGGCCCGTCGCTGCCCATCGGCATCCGCAAGGAAGCCGCAGCACGGGTGCATGTCGGCAAGGCCGACCCCATCTGGGGCACGCTGTTCACCACCAAGTTCTCGCGCAAGCCCAAGGCTGACGCGAAGATGGTCACGCCCATCGGCGCCCAGAACGTGATCGACCGGTTCGTCAGCCGTGCTGCCGAACTCGATTACCTGATCAACACGCAGCACAAGGAACTGGCCACGACGCAGCAGACGCTGAAGGCCAACGGCATCGCCTGCATCTCCCTGTCGCAGTCCTTCCAAGAGGACCACGACCCCACCGAGATCACGGACGCAATGCTGGCGATCATCGACGTGATGATCGACCCCACCGCGCTCGCGACCATGAAGCGCAAGATCGAGTGGGAGCAGTCGATCTGGAACTCAGGCCCCGTCCACGGTGCCAAGTTCGAACCCACGCCTGACGGCAAGTTGGGCGTGGCCTACATCGGCGCCAAGAAGTTCCGCGACTCAGCAGAGGCGCTGGCAGTGCGCAAGGCGCTGAAGTACGACTGGCTCGACCGGTTCGGCGTCTTGCCGACTCTGGACGAACTCGACCAGATGCACGCCTTCGCTGACTACTACGGCGGCAAGACGGTCATGGCGCGCATGACCAAGGAGGAGTTCGACGCCGACACGAACTCCCGGCGCTTCGGCACCGAAGACCCGGACCCCGGGCGCATCGTGTACCACGCGGAGAACCCGCGCACGGTCGTCTGGGAAGAGGACCGGATCGACGGCGAGCCGAACGGCATGATCACTGCCGACCTTCCGGGCGGCATGATCGACGTCGGCTACGCAGGCCCCAAGGGCTTCCTTGGGTTGGACGACGAGTTCGTCAACCTCGACGACGAATTCGAGTATTTCGCAGGTGACTCGTATTCGATGGACTGAACCCCACAGGTCAGCCGAGGAAGTGGGGGAATAGGTACAGAGGGTGACAATCACCCCCTGACCCAGTTAGTGTCAAAGGAGACACTCGTGAAGACCAAGATCGGGCAGAAGACCACCATCTCGCTGCCGAACGGGCTCCGCTGGCCCTTCATCGTCCTCACGGACGAGACCACGACCAAGACCGAGGTCGTGAACCGCCAGACCAACGCGAAGGTCGTGATCGACGTGACCCGCGTGGACGGCATCTCGTTCCGCCAGACCCGCGAGGGGGCCGACTACCTCGCACTCACGTCCGAGGTCGTCCAGTACGGGTATCGCCCCGTCATGGAGCCCCGGTTCTCGACCATCGTCGGTCTCGACGCCACCGAGGACGGCGAGAAGATGAGCCTCCAGACGCTCGTGGAGCGCCACGGGGCCGCGTACGGCGCGTGGCAGGAGGAGAACTTCGCCAAGCGCGCCGCAATCGTGGACGCAGAGGATCTCTAGTCGTCCACCATCCAAACTCGTAACCGAGGTCTACGGTGTAGCGTTCTTTCGCTCCATCGCAACTCAATAACGCCGGGGACAACGGCGCACACGACGAGGCGCAACGCCCTCTCTTCCCTTCGGGGGAGGGAGGGCGTTTTTTGCTTGGAACGAGCGGAGTCGCGCTCACGCGCTCCTCTCTTTTACCCGGGGGTTTGCCACCCCCGGACCCCGGTGTCTCACGACAATTCGATGCCCCGGTAGCACCGCTGCTCAGAGAGAGCAGGGGCGCGGAGACTTTTTTACGAGAGAGGACGAATGAGTTGACGTATCCCGTTGATAGAACGTGATACAATCAATAACGGAATCATCGGTTCCCGGGAATAACGAAACGTGACCCACCCCCCCAACGGGGAGAACGACAGCCACACATACGATGAGTCTCCAAGGCTCTGCGATAGGCGCACCGGTACCGGTGGGAAGCCAAGGTAGCCCTTGGGACAACAGGCGGTGAGGTAACGGGCTGATCACCCAAGTCGTTCTCCCCGATGCGGGGATGATGGCCCGTCAGAGATGACGGTAGAACTGCATCACTGGGATGACTGGTCGAACTTGTTGTACGATCAACCATCCCGAACCACACGAGGAGGAGTGCGGCTCAGCGGGCACCCGGAAACTGGCTAAAGGCCACACCCCGGGGTTGACGCGGAACGACAACACACTCCTCCTACCACATGAGACCCGGGGACAACCGGCCCATAAGCCCGCCCCAACCAGTCTCCGAGGGTTCGTCCAAGAATCACCAGTGGCTTATAGGCCCGGGCCGAAAGCCGAAAACAGGACACCGCTCGACGGAGCGGAAATGTGCGATATGCGTGTGCGCACACCCTCGATTTTCCACAGAAAGGAATACCATGAAGTACCGGTTCCACACTCTCAGCGCTGCCATTTACATCATCGACACAGCAACCATGACATGGGAGCGCCGCGCACCAAACCCCCGAACTCCCGACCACATCATCGGCATGACCGAATCAAAAGGACCCCTTACGACGGTCCCCATCGTCCTGATCGGCACACGCGCCAGCCTGCGGTTCGGCCCCAACTTCTACGACACCATCTACACCACCCCCGTCCAGCGCATCGAACTCTTGGAGGAATGATCCAGTGGGAAACCACAAGACGCGCCACGAGGCAAAAGTCAGGAACCAGTTGATCTCCAAGCAGGAGAACGTCAACTACTACCAGAACTCGTCTAACCAGAAGTCCCCCCGCTCCGACCGCGAGCGCACCGAAGACCGGAAGATCGAGGCCAAGTAATGGTCTGGGCACACCAATGCGACAAGAGGTACAGGCGAAATGGCATTCAACCTGTGGGGACGGAACCCGGAGGGTTTGCCGAAAGCCTACATCGGGCACATCAGTCACCCATCAAGACCCGAATGGGAAGCGAAAGCCCTGAGCGAGGGCTGGACCGATCTCATCTGGGCGTCCGACAGGGAGACCGCATCACCGTCACCGGCCACTACCGATTCGGATTCGGACAGGCCGAAGGCCCCATCACGACGGACAACGAAGGCATCTGGCTCGTCATCTTCGACAACGGCCAGAGCGAGTCGTTCGACTACGACCTACTCAGAAAGTCATTCAGCGTCTAAGGAGACACCATGACCATGATCCTCGTCATCGTCATCAGCGCCCCGTTCGCGGGGCTCATGGTCAGGGGTTTCCATCGTGGCTGATGGTCCGCTCACGGAACCGGGTAAATGGCTACTCTTCGAGTACGCAAGAACACCGGGCGATCCCAAGTGGTTCCCCGGCATGGGCCTCGAAACGACCATCATCGCCATCGAAGACGCCGCCGCAGGCGTCACCCTCGACCCCCGTGGCCCCGAGGACGGGCTGCGCGAGGCGGCAGAGGCGGTCGTGGATGCCTACGAGGGGCACCCGCTGCCGATTGGATGGCTCGTCACGGGTCGCATCGCCGCCCTCCGCGCCGCCCTCCGCTCCACCCCTGCCGCCCCCCATGAGGTGTTGGTCAAGGACGAGGGCTACTGGGCCGGGTACAACGCCGCGAAGCGTGAGTTCACCCCTGCGCCCCCCCAGCCCGCCACCCAATGGGCCTGCACCGTCGCGCACTTCGACGGTCAGGGCAACCCCGTCCCGTGCCCCGGATACCCCCACTACGCCGCCCTCCAGCCCACCGGGGACGCCGAGGGGCTGACCGAGAAGGCGCGGAGCCTCATCGCGGCCGAGGTCAGGGACCGCACGGCCCTGCTCGATGCTCGACTCGTCGAGTTGCGCAAGGCCGCGCAGACGGTCGTTGACGACTGGTTCGGAACCTACGACGCCAAGGTCCGACACGTAACCGCGAACACCGACATCGCTGCTCTCGACGCCGCCCTCCGCTCCACCCCTGCCGCCCCGAAGGAGAACGACCGATGACGAAGGACTGGATCGACCGCTACACCTGTGACCGATGCGGCGAGCGTGTCGAGCAACTGCACTCGGATGAAAAGTGGCCGGAAGGCTGGAAGAACGTCGGCATCACGGGCGACGCGCAGCGGCTCATGTGCCCGGCGTGCATGGGCTTCGTTCGCGCCGCCCTCCGCTCCACCCCACCGTAACCGCATCCCCCGCAGTTCTGCCGAGAAAGTGGGGGAATTGATCAGAAGAGGTTGGACCTCGCCCGACCCGGGGAGACTCCCCTCACATCGCTCACCTTTTGAGTATGCGATGGAGGGACTCCACGTCATCCGACGAGCCGAATCTTCAAAACCGACTGGGGAACCAACCCCGTCCGTCTAACCGGTAGGCTAGACCAAATGGTCTAGCCCACCGCCAACAACAGTAACTGGACCCCTGCAATCAGGATTCACGCTCTGTTGTTGGCGGTGCGCACCAGCCTAGGCGACACCAACTGACGTCCGACCAGTAGCGCGGACAGCACTCTCAGGAGGAACCCGATGGCGGGTACCAACACCCTGATCAGCGGGCCGACGCGGCTCACCGGTCAGACCCTCACCGGCAGCACGGTTGCCGAGGTTCGCGCGCGCTTCGCGGATGCGCTCAACATCCCCGCTGGGGCCAGCGTCACCGTCAACGGCGTGTCCGTCGCGGACTCGCAGGTGCTGGTGGACGGCGAGGAGATCATCTTCGCCAAGGCTCTCGGCCAGAAGGGCTGACGCCTTACCCGCCTACCTTGAAACGCTCCAAGGTAGGCGGGTTTTTTTATCCTGAATCACCGAGGAATCCCAGTGACCCAACGGATCGTAATCCAAGGCGATCTCGTCCAGTTGGTTGACGAGACAATCACCAAGTCCATCGCCCTCAGCGAATGGCTCCCCTCCATCGAGAGCCGCCCCCCGATGCATCTGCCAGTCCTGCCGCGTGCAACTCGCGGGATCTGGTACGACCCGTCCGCCATGATCTCCCAGAAGCTGGTCATCCTCATGGAGATGGAACCCCAGACAATCACGATGGACATGGCCAGTCGGCAGTACCGTCTGGCCATCCCGTGGACGCGGTTCGTCTTCACCTGTAGCACGGTCGGGAACGTCCCCAACACCCTGAACTGGCGGATGGACGACTACAAGATCTTCTGGAGCAAACTGCGGTACACCGATGCTACCAAGGAGGACATGATCCCCGCCCTGCTCCCGAACGTCTACCGGGACGGCAGGATCTGCTTCGGATCGACCGGCGTCAACGGGAACATGACCCTCGCGGACCGCCTCGACGCCACGGTCAACCGGTTCTACTCCTCCGTGTTCAACCGCGACCTCGACATCCGGTTCCCTTCGGGCACCTGCTCGACGTGGCGTCGCTGGGAGACGGCCTCCGCACGAGACCCGATGGTCTGGATGAACTGGCCCGAACTCGCAGACGGCGACACCATCTACGATCACTACTCGTGGCAGATGCTCACCGCCCACGAGGCCCTCACACCGAACACGCGGCTGGAGACGGTCGTCGCTCCTGACGGCATCCCGCCGCTCGCCATCGGTGCAACCTTCGGCCACGCCGCCGAGTGGTGGAACGCGCTGACCCCGGTGCAGCGCACCCGCCTGTCAGCAGCCATCGCGAACAACCCGCAAACCCCCGTGACCGAACCTGAAACAGGCGAAGAGGAAGAGGAAGTCTAGTGGCACTCCCGCAGACCTTCGACCAACTCGTCAGAACCATCAGGAACACTTGCTACGGACGGGTCATCGTCACTCCCGTCTCCACGCCCGACGCCTACGAGAACTACTTCTCGTCACGGCAAAGGGGCACATGGGACACCATGATGTGGGGCCTCTACGCCGAGACAAACGGACTCACGCAGGGAGACCCGACTGAACCGGGGAGGCAGTTCGACAGGACAGACTTCAACCTCATGCAACACCCCACCCACTACAACCGAGTCACACCAGCCTTCACGAACGGAACACGACGATGAACATCTTCTCTGTCCTCGCCGTGAACGAAGGCGACGAGGATAACGTCCCCGATCCCGTAGTCCCGTACTACGCGATCTACAAGGAGGGCGTCTTCCTGCACAGGAAGACGCAGATCGGGAACGTCCTCGTCCGCCAGACCTCCCTCCCGACCAACGCCACACTCGCCAAACTGGGCAACGCCAACGGCGTCTTCCAGTGGACCGGCGAGAAGATCCCCGGGAAGATCATTGCGCAAGCAACGGACTTCTTCACCCGGATCTACGATGCCCACGGCACCGAGGCAGAGGTCATCATCACCATGCACAACGACACGGGCGAGTTCCGCCTGTTCGTTCCCTACCAGCGCGTCTCAGGAACGGGCGTCAAGTCGCTCTTCGATGCGGCGCACATCGACAAGAACTACACGGTCGTGGGGTCCATCCACAGCCACTGCAACTTCGGCGCCTTCCACAGCGGCACCGACAGCGCAGACGCTGCGGACATGGACGGCATCCACTTCACCATCGGAATGCTGAAGAGCAACCCCCCGCAGATCGTGGCCATGGCGGTCATGAACAAGAAGGAGTTCCACTACTCCGACCCGAACATGGTCGCAGACGTGGTCTTCACCGGAGAAACCGCCCCCGAGTGGTGGGATCGCTATGTCTTCCCGGGCACCACACCGGACACAAAGCCCAAGGGCATGAAGACCACAACCCAGCACCAGTGGGACGTGTTCAAGGGAACGATCCCGCAGCACGTCGCCAAAACGCCCACGCCCATCACCACTCCCAAGAACTACGGGCGCTACATGCCCATGGACACCGACTGGGAGAACCCGTGGGGCGACTACGTCACGCGAATGCTCAACCGCCAGCCGAACCGAGAGCAGCGGAAGCACCCTCACCCGCAGCAGCAAGTAATCCCGTTCCAGCCGACAACCGAGAGCCGCCTCTTCAACCAGAAGAAGAAGCGGAGCCGAGCAGTCGAGTTCAACCAGACTCCCGAACAACTCGCCATCGACTCCATGATCGATGAGGCCATGAAGCAAGACGTGATCGTCGCTTCCGACTGGCTCCTCATCGACGCCGAGGAGATGGACAACATCACAACATGGAGGGAACTCCTCCTCAACAAACTCGACACCATCTGCGACATTCTGGAAATGGTCAACGTCGAGATCACCTACGTGGCCAAGGAGGCTACCGCATGACCCGCGCAGCAACCCCCAACACCCCAGAGACGATCAACGAGATGGTCAGGACACTGACCAACATCACGTCGTCCGAGGACAACGCACGAGGTCTTGTGGCCCCTGTCATCAGGGCCATGGGACACATCCTGTTCGCTCTGGCGGCTCTCAGCGAGACACCGGTCACGATGACAGAAGAAGAGATCCTCGATGAACTTCGCGCCGCGTCGGCTCATCTCACTGGCACCCTCACACACAACCCCGAGTACCTCTCGGCCCCCACAGCGGGTGCAGTCACCAACTTCGCCGCCGCCGTCCGTCTCACATCTGAAGCCGCTGGCTCTTGGACCCCGGAACAGCGGATCTCAGCACTCGGCACCGTCGCAACCGCAGGAGCAGGACTCGCAACCCTCCTCGACCGTGATCTCGCCGGAATCTCCGTCCGCGACTCGTACCCCGGTAACTCGCTGTAAACTCCGGTTCAAGGAACACGAGACCACCCACAACACTCTATGCCTTCAGTCCATCAAGGAGATTGAAAGCCTAGAGCAAGCAGGGTGGTCTCGTGAGGACTACGAGATGCAGCGGCTGGTCTACGCCGACTGGAACGAAGGGGTCTGGACACACCGATGGACATTCAGCGACAACGCCAATTGCGCCCACTGTCACTCGGACGCCCTGTGCATAACGGCAGGCAAGACGTCGTTCTGCAAAACATGCCTAACCCAGTTCCCGAACGTCCCGTGGCACCCGACAGGGGAGATCAGGGCGAAGTGGGCAGTCTTCCTGAACCACAGCCTAACGTGCCTGATCCACGGACAAGGCACATGATTCGATCCTTGTTTCAAGGACCAAAATCCATCAATGACCTCGTCCAGTCCGAGAAACTGAACCCGACAGCCGTCATCAACATCATCCAAGGAGCCCGTTCCATGGGGTACAAGATCGTTGCCCACCCGGGGCCTCCCACCACCTTCACCTTTGAGCCACCCACATGAACCTCCACTCCATCGAAACGACCCCCGTCCTGATCAAGAAGGTCCAGAACGAGTTCGACCGGCTCAGCGCAAACACCTACCAGATCTTCAGGAGTGAAGGCCGCTGGGTGTACACCAACAACAACTACCCGGACGACCCGCCTGTCTGGCTGTCCGACAGCGACGCTGCCTACTGGGGTCATGAATACGACACCCGAGCAGCAAGAGCAGAACGGTTGCTGGAAGCAGGATGAACCTCCACCAGATCCAAGCCAACAAACCACTCACAGATCTGGACAAGGCCATCAGAGCGATCCATCACGCTTTCCCCGGATCGTACACATTCGGTCAACCACTGGAAAACGGGGATGTCATCTGGGCAACCGAGGAAAACTCAGGCCGTCTCGGTCTCAATTCCATCCACATGTGGGCACGGACCTACGACAACACTAATAGGGAACTCGACCATGAATAACTACATGATGATCGGCGCGGGCGGAACCGGGACTCACCTGCTCCACCCGCTGATCGCCTACCTCGCCTCACACCACACGGAAGGAGACTGGCTCCTCCATGTCATGGACGGCGACACCGTCGAGACCAAAAACCTTGAACGCCAGTTGTTCACCGACCGTCAGGTTACGATGAATAAAGCGGAGGCAGCCGTCGAGCCCTTCGACAGCGGCCACGTCCGCGCCATCCCGAACTACCTGTCCGAGGAGAACATCGAGCGGATGATCATGGACGGCGATACCGTCCTGATCTGTGCCGACAACTTCACGGTGCGCAAGCGGATCGAAGACCGCTGCAAGACTCTCGCCAACGTCACCGTCATCAACGGCGGCAACGAGAAGTTTTCAGGCTCCGTTCAGTTGTGGGTCCGAGCCATGGGCGAGGACGTGACACCCCGCATGTCCTACCTCCACCCCGAGATCACCGCCGAAGGCCCCGACCGCGCAGAGATGACATGCGCGCAGGCCGCAGCACTCCCCGGAGGCGAACAGACCATCGTCGCGAACCTCCAGAGCGCATCGTGGATGCTCACGGCTCTCTGGCGTGCCCACGCCCTCCTCTTCATCCACAGTGTCGGACAGGAACCGAGCCCCCACACGTGGACCGAACTCCAGTTCGACGCATTCACCGGGACCGTCGAACACATCGACCAGCGGATGTCCTCCCATTGGAGGGCTGCATGAACGTCCCCTTCTTCCTGCTGATCGTCCTCTTCATCCTCTCCCTGCTCTTCGCCTTCTCGTGGGGTGCCCGACACGAGATGGAAAAGCACTCCGACCAATTCGGGAAGATCAGGCAGTATCTCGACTCGGAAATCCCCAACGAATGGAGCGCCTACAAGAAGGGAGTCCACGAGGGCTACGAACAGGGCCTCCGCGACGGACAGGACGACACCGATGAACCTGCATAACATCCGACGCCCCGGAGGCGGACTGGTCTACCTCTGGCTAGGAATGCAATCACGAGCCACCGGGCGCAACGGGACCGCCCACGTCTGGGCCGTGACACCGAGTCAACCTCCCCCGAGAGAACCCGGTGACGACAGGCAGACCGCCCGCAACCGCTGGGAACCATTCAGCGAAACAATCAGGGACTTGGAAGACAGGACCACACGTCCGCCCGCCGCACTCTGCGGATACCGGCCCATCCGCAACTCCATGACATTCAGCGGGAACACATGGAACCACTGCTGGAGATGCCAAAACATGGCGACCACACATGGTATACTTGCAGAAAACAGATCAACCGCAATAAGAATGAACACTCAATGGATCAGGATCAGAAACGAGGACCAAGAATGGGTAACGAGGAACCGGGGCTACTAGCACGCCCCCACATCAGTTACTCCCAGTTGGGGATGTACCTCCGTTGCAGTATGCAATACTACTACGCGTACATCCTTGGCCTACGCCGCCGCCCGAGCCTGCCGATGTCGGTGGGTTCGGGAG